CTCCAGCCGGTATCCGAAGCCGTGATGTACACAGACCAGCCGAGCGGTCCACCTGCTCCAGCGTACGCACCATCCTTCGGATCGTGCCCGCTGAGTCGGTCAACCTTTCCATCGACCGGTGAAACACAAGCCGAGCCTGCTGGAGCGAAATAGTCACGAGCCGGGTAGCCAGGCAAGCCAGAAGTGTCATGGACACCGCCGACGCTTGTTGGATTAGGCACTGGGAATCCGGCAGGAGAATCAATCATCTGGCCGCCCTGCGGGCCGACGCCAGGATCGGTTATGTCCGTTGGCTGACCATCCCGCGTCGTGCGCGTTCCTGGTTCATTAGCGGGCTCCAGCTTCTTGCGCATCGGCTTGCTCAAGATGATCTCGCCTAGCTCATCGAACATCGAGCGGCGGATATTCGTCACGAGCCAACGGCCCTCAGCAGGCCCGCCCTCCTCGAAATGAACGACCGTACCGATGGGGCAGATCCAACGCTTCATGCGAACGCCAATTGTCATCTGATTGAGCTTCTGTTGGCCGTCCCATTCAAAGCTCACAGTTTCTACGCCATTATGAAAGCGCCGTAGCGATGCTTGTGGCTTAGACTTGAAGAGTTGCTTCTGATCCTGGAAGTGTAGTTCGTCCTTCACCCAGAAGGCAGCCCATTGCACATCATCGGCTAGCCGGTAGATCGCAGCCAGGTAGTTCTCATCTTCATCGCCGTCGGGTGGTCCGACCATAAACTCATACTTCTTCTTGAAGGTGGAGGTCGCAGGCGAGCCAGGATCGTCAATGTCGATGCCGCCGAAGGCATTCACAGCGTGCTGGGACTCACTCCGCCACTTATTCGTTTCCATAGCGTAGCCCGAGTTCAGAGGGTTCGTCGAGCCAACGACTCCCTGCGCCTTCGCTACAAACAAGCCGAGGTCTACGTTGCCACCAAGTTGATTCCAAAGCGCCTGCGCCCAACCATAATAGCCACCCTGCTTCTGGCCGACCTTGCGGTTGCCAATCGCGTCCTTGTATGCGTTTCCGGTGGCTGGCCAACCATCCTTCGGGTTCTGTTGGAAAACTCCGATGTAGGGCGGGTTGCCGGTGGTTTTGTTTCCGGCGGCGGTTTCCTGGATGATGGTCATAACCGCAGACACGATCAGCAAGCCAGGTGCGTTGACGTCGATCCCTGCCTGGATCACCTGCTCAATAACATTACGCTGATGACCGTTCGCCGGGCTGTTCTTGACGGTGATCTTATCGCTCGCTGTGAAGCCCTTGTCGCGGTTCTTCTTCCGCTCAGCATCCGACGGGTACTTCTCAACCTTCTGCCTCTTGTGAAGCTCAGGAGAATAGTATGGAATCTTTACCTTCTCGACGTCACGCAGCAGGCTAAGGATGAACTCAGCTCTCGTTGTCTTCTTGCGGTTGGCCTTGCGCGGTCGCTTATGGTATGTAAGGTAGACGGCGTTGCGGACGGCGAACACGAGCGTGATGTCGTTATCGACAACACTGTAGCTATCGAGCCTGTACCAGCGCTTTGGCAGGTTGCCTGGATTTATGTCGATGGTGCGATTGAGCGCGCCTGTGTTAAGAAGGTCCCAGTCAGGATCATGCAGTGTCAACGTGAAGGTCGGCGTCTTGTCGATGCTATCTTCAAACACAGCGTCGCTAATGTGCCAACGGAAGTTGTGATTCTCGGTCGGCTTCTTCTTTGTCCCAAAAGCATATATCTGAAGGATCAAGCTCTTGATATCTTCATCGCCGATATGGAAGTGTGCTAGCTCGCTATGAGTATAGCCCTTCTTGTTGGCGGTCGAAGTCGTGGCAGTGATTGGATCAATGCCCAGACTCGGATCAGCGATTAGTTCGAGAGCGGTAGCCATTATCCAGCAGGAATCTTGATGACCTTATCAATCTTCAAGTTGCGCGGATCGCGGATGTTATTGGCGTCGGCAATGATCTTCCACATATGCGGATCATGGTACATCTTGTTGGCGATCTTGCTAAGTGTATCGCCGTGCCTGACGCGGTAAGTCTTTGGTACAGCAGCCTTCGTGTTAGGCTTGATGTTACGCAGAATGTCTCGCTGCGTAATGAACTGCCTGATCGTTAGCGTCCCGCCGCAGCGCAGGCGGCGTCCTGTAGTGGGGTGCCGAAGCTCTAGCTCCCTGTCCCATACGACATTCTCGACCACCCAGAAGAGATGCTTGCGCAGCGTGTAGTCATACGGTATGACGCCTTGGCTATCGACACGGCAGATCGGTGGCTGCTTATCGCCGCCGACTCCACAAAGCCTGCTCAGGCTCGTAACCTGAGCTTCGCAATGGATGCCAGGGTTGTCGACGCCCGACAGCCAATAGTCGATCATGAAGGGAATCTCGATCTGAATTGGATTGCGGCCCTGCCACTCGACGATCCCGCGTGCTCGTGGCCGATTGACAACCTGCCAGCCGCCGTAGCCTTCAGTCACTAGCGGTGCGCCGTCGGCAAAGCTAGCCCAGAACTTTGTGCCGTCCTCCTGGCTGGTAATCGAGAAGATGTTGTCAACGTCGGGCATTATGAACCATACGGAGCGCGCCCGCCACGACGCGCCGTGTCGTAATTATTAGAATCAGAAACAGCACGCGCAATTTGGCGCTTCTCCACCATGATCGTCGAGTAGACCGTAACATGAAGCTTGTCTTCAAGATTCGGAATCGCTGGCATCCCGTTGCTCGGCATCGCTGAACCGCCCATCGGTCTGATCATAGTTCCACGAGGAGTTACAGAAGCTAGCTCCGGTCCTGACTCACCAACGACCGAGATTCCACCATACGGAATGATGCCGCCGGTCTGTTTGGGGTGTCCAAGTTTGCCAAATTGGTTGCCAAGAAAACCACCAAATGCTTTGATGGCATCAATGCCTGACGCAGACAGAATCTTGTCAGCGGTGCTGCCCTTCTTGATGTGCTTCTGATACCAGCTTGAGTTGCGGACGGCATCCTCGATGGTTGGTGCCAAAGCAACGAGGCCGATCGCTGCTCCGACTATGAATGCCTTGCCAAAAGCCTTGCCGACTACTCCACCAGCCTTAGAAGATGAAGCCGTCATTCTTGCTATCAATCCACCAGCTGCGGCTTCACCGCCTAGTTCAGCAGCGAACATAATCCCAAACTGCTGCATGAACGGAACTACAAATATCTTGGCGATCTGCTTTCCCAGAGCTTTGAAGAATCCGAACCTCTTCAATGCCCAGGCAATCGTCAGGAACTGCGCCCAGCCTCCTGAGTTAGCGAATGCCCTGGCGAAGAGCGCCGCTGCTTTGGGTGCGTGCGTTGCCAGGCCGGTGGCAATAGCATCCATGATACGAGGCAGCCATTTGTTGATTGCTTCGATCGGATGACTAAGCGCCCAGACGGCGTCGTTCACTGAATTCTCGTATGTCTTCCAGAACGCTTTAATCTTGCTGGGGTTCTGGCTAATCTGATCAAGCCAGTCGGCGAACCTGTTAACAAGTCTGGTAAGCGTATTGACGAACTTCATACCTTCAGTATTGCTATTTTTGAAGATAATCTTGACGACTCGCCAAACGGCTTTCGCTAGTCCCCACCAAGCCTTGAAGTGGTTAACTGTATTCTTGAAGAAGCGGTCAAGCTTACTTTGGTCTTTTGTGCTCTTCCGCCAGTCACTAGTAACCCGCTGCCAGGCTCGCGCTAGCTTCACGACATAGGGCAACGACGCCCTGATGATGCGAGCCATAACGACAAGGAAGTTCGACGTGCCCTTGATGGCCGGGCCGATCGCATTGTTAAATGTATCGGTAAGATCGCTGATAAACTTTGTAAACTCAGGACCGCCCAAATCCCTGAAGAGCGGTGCCAGAGCCTTCTTGAGACTATTGGCCATCTGGTTGCCAGCGATCGACAATGGCAACATCTGCTTGCGAGCCGCGCCGAGGCCCGAGTTGAGAACGTCAAGCAGGTCCATCCTGCCAGGCGTCGTGCGCCTCGCCCATTCATCCTTCAGCTTACGGATGTTGGTCACCGCATCGAGGACCGGCTTGCCACCCTTCGTCTGGATGACGCCGTACATATGAGCGCTGGCGCGACTCGCCTGGATGCTGGCAGCGCCGTACTGCTCAACCGCTAGGTTGTACTGGTCCTGCGCCTTCATGACCTTCTTGATGCCGTCCGTCACCGGACTCAGCATCGTGGCAAAGATTCCCAGGCTGAACAAAAGCGTAGACAGACCACCTAGTGCCACACCGCCCCCGCCCACAGCAGCGTAGGCGAAGCTCGACCCCATCGCGATGATGGCCGGGCTGAAGTACGCTCCGATCGTCAGAGCAGTGGTTAGAATCTCTGAGCGAGTTAGGCTGAGACGGTCCTTCCAGAACGCCCAGGACTTGCCCAGGAACACGGCGTTGCTGCCAGACTTCTTCATCACGGCGTTCATGACGCGAGTCTTGGCGGCGGCCTGCACCATTTCATCGCCCAGATTATCGACTGAACTAGCGACAATCCTCAGAGCGGCGGCGAGTTCGAGTGACTGTCGTTCGAGCTTCTCCTCGATGTTCTTCAGGATTTCCGTTTGTGCGGCCGTTGCCTCCTCGTCATGACCAAGTTTGCGAACAGAGCGCGCAGCCTTCTCCATACCGGCCTTGAAGCGGTTGGCATCCTTAACCTTCAGGATTGCTTCAATTGTCTCTCTGAACGCCACTTGATTTCTTGCCAGTTAACGATTGTCCGAGGAAGTTGATGATTTGTGCAGCTAGGTTGCGTTGTGAAATATTGTACAGTTCGACAGCCTTCTCAGCGACAAGAATCAAACATTCGAGTTCGACCTCGCTGTCGGTATGCAGGAACTTGTCTGGGGAAATACCTACGAGCGAGGCGCCAGCCAAGAACTCGATACTCAAACCCTTGTCGCCTAGAATTCCCCCAGTAGTTCATTCAGGTCAGCCTGACTCCTGCTCGGGTCCCTCAGCCACCTACCAATGGCATTGGCATGGAGGCTCATCGCCATAACGTTCTCTACCCAACCTCCGTTCTCGCTCCGCTCAGCCATCAAGTAGCGGACGGCGTCAGCGTTCGACTTGATCTCATCTTCCTTGCCGAGCACGCTGGCGATTCTGTTGTAGCCGACGTGCCCGTGCTCATCCTCGATCGGGATGCGCTCGTCTGTCTCGGGGTCCTTCATGTAGAGCCCGATGCAAGCCACCGAGATCAAGGCGATGTCGTTGGCGGCGGGTTCCAACCGGCCCCCATTGCGTGAGCGGCGTAGCGCCGCTTCCGCCACCTTGCGCAACTCCTCCGGCGGTACGACGCGGTACTCTGCGATCAAGTCGCCGTTCCAGCTTGGCACATCGAGGAACAACGTGTGCTCCCGCTGCTGCCGTCGCCGCTCCGCTTCCTTCAGCAACGACAGACCCTGCGCGCTATCCAGCGATGTGCCGATGCCCTCCAGTTCCTTATTGTCGTTAGGCATTTCCATTTTCGTGGCCCTCTTCTGTTAGCCGCCGCCGACCGCGCCGTCTGGGTTCACCACGAGTTCGTACATCGCAATGTCGCCAGAGTCAGAGTCGGAGTTCGGCTCGTTGTATCCGATCAGGATGCCCGTAATGATGATTGGCTTTCCGTAGCCCACGCCATCACTGTCGAGGTAATGCTTTGTTGCTACCACGCGAGCCCTGCCCACTGCACTAGACAACCAGTGCGCGTTCTTGTTGTCGCGAGCTAGGTCGTAGTCGCGGCTGATGGTTAGGTCCTCGATGGTGACTGGTCCTCCAATCGCCACCTGCGGACCCATGCCGCCGCGCCGGTGCTTCGTGTTGTCCGCCGTGACGTTCGCGCCTTCCCAGGTATCGAATACGCCAAGGTCTCTGGTTTCCCCCTTGTACGTGATCGAAACGGTAATCTCGTTTTGTCGAACGGATGCGGTTTTTGTAGTGTCAGCCATTGTTCACCTCCTAGACTGGGATGGCCTCGGTCACGAGGTACTTGACGATTTCGATGTCCACTTCCTCACCGAACGGAGACATGCGAACGGAGATCACGGCGTGCAGCTCATTGGCCGCTGCCGTAGCGTCGGTGTTGATGCTTGGCCCGGTATCGACCTTGAACGCTGACTGCGGGTCAGCGCCGTAGAAGTCACCGAGGAAGAAGTGCGGCATGCACACTTCGCCAACCAGTGCGCCTGCGAACTCACCGAACAGGCGACCCTGGCCGTCGATCTTCCTGAAGATGAACCGCTCACCGACAGCGTTAGCCTCGGCCACGATCTGCCGGTGCAGGATGCTGTTGCTGAGTGCGAGCCAGCGCACGTCGTTGACAGGGTCAGCGGTCGTCCGCCAGCCGTACACCTTGAAGACGCCATAGATGTCACGGCACACGTTGACGCCGTTAGCGTTCATATTCTGACGGTCGGCATCCGTGTACGTCTGTGTGAACGAAAGCACCTGACGGAAGCGCCCTTGCTCGCCAGCGGCCGGGTCGTTGGCAGACAATCCGCCGCCCATGTTGCGAGCGAAGATGCCTGCCACAGATGCGCTGGGCGGCACCTTCCTGGTCGTGCCGCTCGCCACCCCGGCAACGTTCAGCCAGGGAACGAACATGGCAGCGAAGCGAGCGTGCGACAGACTCGTATCCGAGACAGCACGCGCCGATGTGATCAGTGTGTTGGCCGATGCGCTATCAGGGCCATCGAGGAAGGCGACCCTGAGGTCACGACGCGCCGCCTCTGCCATGATGTCGTGAAGAGGATCGGTCGTCGCACCAGGCGCGAACAGAATCCCCGGACCCAGAGCACGCGAGAGCGAATCGGCAGCGGCCTGCCACGAATTATTGACGATCGCACCGACGTCATTCGTGCCACCGGCCAGAGGGAACGTGCCAGGCGCAGGGTCGTTGAGAGAAGCTCCCGCCCCCACATTGACGTAGGGGTTGCCAGACCCCCAGGCCAGAGCGGCTGTCGTATCGAGCAGGTCAGGGCTCTCATCGATGATGGCGCTCGTCGTGTGATCGACGAGCCGAATCCTGAATGAGCCAGTCGGAATCGCCGCGTCGGCCGCGTGGTCCCTAACCACAACGTCGATGTTGTTTCCGTACTCACCAGGGCCGACCGCCGTAATGGTCAGTGCGGTCCCGGCTGCGCTGTCTGCTAGGTTGACGAAAGCCGCCACCGCTGCCGGTCCCAACACACGACCGACGTACAAACGGTTGCCACCTTCGCCAAAGAACTCGTCAGCGCCATCGTACGCTGCAATCCCGGCCGTGTAAGACCGACCGCTGGGAGCGTAGTTGCGCTTGAACTCATCCATGTTCTGGACGAGGCTGTTGATAGTGGGAACGCGCGGCCCTGCTTCAGTAACACCGACCATGAAGCCAGTCCCCACATCGGTCGGGATCGAACTCGGTGGAGCAGAATCCCGAACCGTAACATTGACCCCTGGTCTCAAGACGAACCTCCTGACTTCTTTGGCGCTTCGACAATCTGACCTTCATCGATCAGACGCTTATTGTGTGGGTCCTTCAACTCGTCAGAATCCAGATCGACCGGCTCACCAGGAACGAGCACCCGTCCACTGGCTAGCACGCGCTCTGAGCTATCGAGCTTCGTCACATAAGACTTACCTGGCACTACGGCAACTCCTCATCTGCTTGGTAGTTATTGGCTCCGATCAGAACAGTCTGCACTTGCTTCTCATCGGCCTGCGGAACAGTAACATCGGGAAGGAAGGCGGGCACTGGCCGCTCAGCAGCGAATCCATGAACTCTGTAGATTACCTCCATCCGAACTGCACAGAGCGATCGACCTGCTGACTCCTCGTCGATGTCCTCGATCCTCAGGTTAACAAAGTCGTCCAGCGTGACAAGTCCGTCAGAGATGCTCCGGTGTCTAAGGGCGATCCCGATCAGCGCCGTCTGGTAGTGTCCACAGAGCACTCGCGCTTGACCTTCAAGACCGCCCATACACATCGCTGCGATCCCAAACCGGAACAGTCCGTCGTAGCTGCCGGTGCCCCGACGCACCGGCTCGGCGCTGAACCCGTCGGAGACAGCGATTACAATAGGTGTCCGCTCCTCTCCGGGCAGCGCAGTAAACGTCTGCTTGACGATATAGCTGCGCGGCCGAGCGATCGACCCAACTGTCAGAGCAAGCTTACGTTCACGTGCAGCTAGCCACGTATTCATCCAGTGCTTATAGTGAGCAAGAACGGCATGCTCGACATCGGTGAAAGAGATCAGATCGCCAAAAGCTTCGTCAGCCATTCATCTCACCGAAGATAAAGTCGTTGATGTCCTTGGTGTACTCCCTAGCGTGTTTAGCCGGAATGATCAGGGGCGGACGGCGTGGCATATTCTTGGTGCCTGACGCATGGAACCCGGCTGCTGGGTGCGTCGTTATAAGTTCAATACCCAGATCATCGACGCTGAGAATTTGATAGCGAGCGTGCCGTTCACTCAGGCTCTTCATCAGTTCGTCAGTACGCCGCAGCGGGCTCGATGGGTTAGCGAAGCCAGCTTTGCGTTCAACGGTTGAGGCGCGCAGCGGTGCCCAGTACACACCGCTAGTCGCGCCACGTGTCTCGAACATACGACGTTCACGGTGCAGAATCTTATCGGTGATGCGTTGCAGTACTGGCTCTAGCTCCTCTGCCCGCTCACCGAACAAATGGAGTTGATAGCCGAAGTCCTCGATCCGTTCCGTCGGGACGATGAATTCAGGACCAGGCATCAGAAAGCCGTCTGCCAGCCGACCATCGGGTCGTCGGGGAACTGGTAAACTGCCCTGCCATACTCTGCCGCGATCAGATCGACAAGAGACAGGCCGCCACTACCGCCCGAGCCCTGCGGCGGCATGATGCCAAGGTCAGCCTGCTTCTCTGCCAGCATCTTGTCGAACAGTTCCTTGAGGTACGGGTACGGCGACACCTGACGGGCGATCTGCTCGCTGAACTTTGTCACCTCAACAAAGATCGCCGTGAAGAGGGCTATCAAACTCTTCACAGCCGGCCAGTTGTCAACGGGGATTGAGACGACGCCGCCAGTCGTGTCGTAGCGCAGCGCCGCCAAAACCATTTCGCCGCACTCGTTGATGAGACGATCAACCTCCGACTGAGTGACGGTCGTCGTGCTGCTAAAGTCACCCACAAAGTTGTTGTTATCATCTACCGTGCGGTTCTTGATGAAGGCCGCAACCTCTTGCGTAGTTGGTCTGAATTCGGTGGGGATAGCCATGATGATTAGGGCGGGGGCCGAGCCGCGTTGCGCGCTACCCGGCCCCCACGATCTCAGCCGCCTCGGGAGATGACGGCTGATAGACCTTCCAAGACACCCTTGCGGGGCTCGCCGCCGGTAGCTTGCGACTCGGCTTCCAGTAGCTTCTGTGCCACATCCGGGTCACCGCCTGACGCCTGCACAACGTCATTGACGATCGGATGCTCGGTCTTGATCCAATCGGCCAGATCGTCAACGCTCGCCGTGTTCACATCGATCAGTTCTTCCTCCGCGATGACCTCGTCACCCTCCTCGTCTGTGACAACATCGCGCACAGCACCGGACTGGATGAGACCGATATAGGCTGCTGGCCGGAGGAGGATCAGTTGGCCATTCTGGTAGTCGCTCTGAGCGTTAGCGAACTCCTGGCTTTCAGGGTCGAGGTTGCTCCGCGCCGGATCAAGGCGAAAGTCGCCAGGCCCGTAGGCTGTGACGATCCGATCGACCTCTTGCCCAAGCGGATTCCGACCCTTGGTGATGTAGTCGACTTGGCGGACTCGCACGCGCACTGGCTTGAGTTCGCTAGCCGCTTCTGTGTATGTGATTTCTGGGCTCGTCATGTTAGCCCTTCAGGTTCGTCACCTTGAGAGCGGCGAAACGGTTGTCGACGAACATGAGCGGACGCACCGACGCCTGCACCCAAGTGCGCTGACGGTTCGGCTCCCGCCACGTCTCAGTGCCGAGCGGCTGTTCCGTCCGCATCTGTCCGACCTGGCCCTGCGCCACGACGTAGGCCGTGTTGAGCGGCACACGGTTCGACACGTAGACTTCGATGCCGAGTGTGCCAAGCAACTCCTGGATGCCGTCGCCGCCGTACAGCAGCAGCAGATCGGTGTAGTTGCCAGGGTTCATGATCCAGAGGTCGAACCTGATCCCGAGTTCGTCGGTCTCAGCGATCTCAGCTGCCATGGCAAAGTCGGCAGCGGGCCACGCGCCCGGTGCGGTCGGCGTGCCACCGTACGGCGTCACAGCGTCCCAGCCGCCAACCGGCTGCGACTTCGACACGACGACGCGCGCCGGGAAGGCCGTGAACATGGCCTCCAGAACCTGAATGGCACGCGCGTTGATCTTGCGCACGATCGTGTTTGAGAGTTGCCGCAGCTGGTTCGTGAAGAGAATGCTGTCGTTTCGGTCACGAGCCTCGTCTGCGATCCAGACCTTGCCGCCCCACTTCTCCACCTCAGCGACGCCGGGGACGCGCCGGGACGAAGTGATGATCGGGAACTCTGCGCCAGGCGACACACGCTCGACGTCACGGTCGGTGTAGAGGTCGTTAGCCTCAACCGAGTCGAACACGACCGCACCGCCAGTCACACCGCCGCCTGAGGCGAAGATGCGGTCAGCGACGAAGCGCTGGAGCGTCATGTCCATGATCATGCGAGTGATGCGCGTCGGCTGCCGCAACATAAAGTCAACGGTAATCGACGTGCCACTGATCGTCGGCGGACCCAAAGGGTGCGCCACCTGCGCCGGGGACGACGCGGCCAGAATCTCCGGCCCAGACGCCAAGGCGAAGTACCCGTCACCCAAGTCGATGAACTCAGGCTCGAAGCTGACCCGAGGCTGCTCGACCGAGGCGTACTCCACGATCTGGTCAAGGTCCGGGATCATAATAGCTGACATCTATTCACCTCCTTACGGTGCCAGAACCTGGCCGTCGAACAGGAGCACGGCGGCGAACGTTGCCGCGCTGCCTGCGGACAGAGCGCGACCGACCGCGACCTGACCTGTGGTTGACGTTGCGATCCTGCCATCGGCGCCAGTGGTGACGTAAGCTCCGATGGCGACGTTGCCCGAGCACTCGATCGGCACGACCTTGGGTGCCCGCATGATGTTGACCTTGCCGCCCGCCGCCACATCGTGGCTCGTAACGCCAAAGATCGGGTTGTTGGCTGTCGGGTTCGTGACAACCAGGACGCCGTCACCGGTGTCGCTGATGCCGCTCGGGCCGCCTGTATTACGGCTCGTGGGCCAACCGACACAGCGCCCGCCAACCTGCCCTGCCGTGTGCTGGCAGGTAATGTCTGCGCCGGGGTCGTAGTAGGCGATGGCTTCCATCGTCAGTCCTCCCCGTGAACGCGGCCCTTGGGCCGCGCAGCGCGAGCCGCCACCTCAGGCACCCAGTCCTGCGGGTAGCTGGTCTGATCGACCTCATCGGTCGGAACGTCAGCGCCGCGTGCTTCCAGCGGCACGGTGTTCGGGGTGAGGCGAGCGATCAGGTTCCGGGTGTTCTCCGGGTCACCGTCATAGCGCGCCCTGTAGTGGTCACGACGCGACGGGCTGAACTTGCCATCGGCAATGGCCTCTTCGATCAACTCGTCACGGTCACGACGTGCCTCAGCGGCTTCGATCGCCGCCGCCTGAGCGTCCCGCTGACGGAGCCGCCGGAACTCGGACACATCCACGATCACAACGTCGCCTTCGTCAGTGTTGACGTCGTCGAGATTGCTGCTCGCGTTCGTGTCGTCACTCGGGGTGCTCGCGCCTGAGTCCTGAGGCTCCTCCTGCATCCACTGCGCCACTGCCTGAGCGACCGCCGCGTCATCAGCGGTATCGTCCAGTCCGAGGCGGGCGGCCAGCAGTTCTCGCTCACCTTCCTCAAAGTGCAACCGCACTTGAACTATCCTCCTAGGTTGATTTCGATGTAGTCCTCGACGGGAACCGTCACGTCAAGGATTTGCTGCTCGAATGTTGCGATGTGCGTCCGTTGTTCGTTAATCGGCTCTGCCTCCACTCCTCCGTGTGATGCATTGATGTACTTGATCTTGACCTTCTTTGGCTTCAGGAACTTGATCTTCTCGCCCTTGATGCTGAACGGTTGCCGCAGCAACGTCCCGCCATCGTCGGCGTCGATGATAAGCTCGTTAGGCTCGATGTAGATGGAACGAATCCACCAGTTGAACCGCTCGGGGTCGCCACGGTTGCTTTCGTACCAGGCCCGTCGGAGGTCCTCCACAGTAACCTGAGCGCTAACATTGCGCATCCCAGCGGCGGCGATGGCGATTGGCTGCTCAGGGCTGGCAACTTCTACCTTGACTTTGGGTCCCTCCTTTGTATAGAGACTTGCGATGTCTTCAATCGTCAGGACTCCTGGCCACGTCACACCGAGCAATGCGAGGCCGTGAACGACAAGGCGATGGTTCTTGCCGGTCGGAGTCCTGACGTTGAAGCGGCCTTCGATCGAGCGTGAAGGGAAGGCCGAAGCCATAATGTTGGCGAGCCAGAGTGGGACCCCCGTCAGATCACCGACGATGCAATGCCCGTCTTCAGTCAATCGCATGTCGGTGACCTTGCCCACTGCTGGCTCGCCACTTGGGACCCCCTTCTGACGCTCGCCGTGAATCCGCTTGTCGTCTGGATGACCAATCCAGATTCGTGGCTGCGGTACTGCGGGGTCGCTTTGTGCAGCCACAGCGGCGGCGAGGTCCTCTGGAGTGAAGGTTGTCGGCCCGGTGCTGAGCGGGTACTCGATTCCCGTCTTGATGATCTGCACGTTGGGCACTGTAGTTAGGAGCGGCTTTGATTCCTGGAGGTCCTCGATGGCTGAAGCTTCTTCGATGGCGGAGATGAGACCATCAATATTCCATCCTGCTGCCGCAAGGAGGTCATCAGATGCCGCATCCAGAAATTCCGCGAAACTCGCGTGTCTTCCACCCTTACGCCATTTGGTGGTCCCAGAGCCAATGTCTTTGAGGGTTGCACAGACACGCTCCGCACCTTCCTTACCAAAGCGCTTTGTGTTGTCCTTAACACAAGCCGTAAACGGGTGCGGCTTTGACATGTAGTATTTGATGAGGCCGCGCAACTTGCGCCTCGCCTCAGGTCCAACGTCCTTCGATGATGCTATGACGACTTGCATGTTTAGTGGCGCTCCAGCGGACGACGGGTGAACAGACGGGAGGGAGCGGCCGTGCTGAGCAGCCGCCGCCCGCACATTGAGCGCCTCACGCCGACGGCCACGAGAGTCGGGTGAAGTCTTAGCTGTGAAGTAGAGCTTTTGTTTCATCACTAGTCTTAATCGAGTCATCTTTGGCCATCTGCTGCAACTTCTGTGCTGGGTTCTGCGCTGCCTGCGGTCCCTCAGGGTTGCGGTCGCTGCCCTCTGTGTCCCACTTCCAGGCTAGTAGTGGTGCGAATTCCTCCTCTGGTCCGTAGTTCCACTCAATGTCGTCCTCGATCACGTGCTCGTTGAAGATCATCGTAAACCACTGCGCCAGGTATTCCGTCACCATCTTGTGGTAGTCAACGAACGTCTGGCCGAGCGCGCGGCTGCCTGAGGTCGTCTGCCCAAGCTGCATGAACATCTGGAAGAAGCTTCGTGCCATCTCTTCGTTCATGAGCTTAACAAAGCCCACCGTATCAGGCTGTCCGCCCTCGACACCGATCAGCTTTAGTGTGGCGCCGTACGGAATAGAGCCACCAGAGCGGTCTCCTGCCACAAGACGCTGCGTCATATCGGCAAGCACACGCAGGTCAGTTTCTGAAGCGCCGGGGTGGCCCTGTGCGATTGGCGTACCGACGCCTGCCCTCTGAATGTTCATGACGCCGACGCGCATCGCACGGTCCTTCAGAAGCCAGGGCGCATAGCAGCCACGAAGCATCGAGCGACCGTGCCAGTTAGCGCCGCGCCGCTGGAAGGGATACACAACGAGCCGGTCAATCGACAGCGGCGTCTCAAGAAGGTTGCCCTGGCGAACAAAGTCGATGCCGCCGTCCTGCGCCAGATGAATGTCGGTGATGGTCTGCGGCGGCCGTAGCGCCAGCTTGCGGAGATGCCACTGACCATCCTTGATGAAGCCGACTTGCTCGAACATCATGAAGCCATAGGCGATTGCTTCCATCGCCTCTTCCATGTGCTGAAGGAAGTTGAAGCGATTCTGCGTACGCCTCTGGTTAAACTGATCACGAGGGCTCGGTGGTAGCGCTCCGGTCTGTAGGTCCGGGACCGGCGGCGGCGCCATCGGGTCATCAACCGGCAGGTTGTAGTCGGCCGAGATGTGATCGACCATCTCGTCGGGTGCGCCATTCGGGTCGAGGTACCAGTTCATACGCAGCAAGGGCCAGATCGCTCCCGTCAGAAGTCCCTGAATCTGCGGGTCTGTGCGCATTGAGTGGTACGTGCTGATGCTCTCGGGGAACGTCAGCTTGGGGTTGGTCTCTAGCTCGTCCTGCGCCTCAAGAATCGCCCATTGCGGGATGTAGCCGATCGCTGTCTGGCTGACAGAGCCGATCTCATTGGTCGGCGGCTTCGAGCCTGCGTCGAGGCTCATGACTCGTGATCCAAAACCGTTAGTCATATCAGCCTATCGGACCCGTTGCCATCCCGGCATTCTGCGCCAGGTAGAGTCTGTCGAGGTCGGGTTGTGATAGCTGCTGCTCCGGGAACATGATCTCGCCATGAAACCGACAGCGTCGGGTATCTGGAACGAGCCGCTTGTACCACTCGCTTCTGAACCACCATCCATTAAGGATAGCAGTTTCAACATCAACTTGAGTGTGTAGGCCAACAGCTTCGTAAGTATGTGTAGCTTCAAAGTGCGGATCACGACGCGGACCCCAGGGCGGAGGATTGATAGGGACTTGCGCTCGACTCATGCTGTACCTGCCGCGTACAGAGCGGCGAGTTGTGATTGCGTCAAAACTGCTCCGTGAACAGAAACTTCGTCGATCGTGCCATACCAGCCGTTAAAGCCGCTGTCGAGGTCCTTGCCCATACAAAAATGACTGACAGTTGTTTGCGGCGCCGTTGTGACGTTTACTGTCGTGCCTTCCAGATTTCCGTTGACGTAGGTTCTGCCGTTTGTGCCGTCAAACGTCAGGGCGACCATATACTTGCCAGCCGTTGTAACCGTCGTAGTTCCATCAGCATCCCAGAAATTGCCACTCGCCGTATTGACCCGCGTTGTGAACTTCATAACGCCGCCGCCAATATCCTTGAGCTGCATCAAATAGTGACCGTTCTTGATTATGGCTTTAAACGGTGACGGAACGAAATCGGTTTGTAGCCAAGCGATCAGAGTGAACGCTGTCTTAAGATTCAGTCGTGCGTCGTGTGCGACGGACAGCGTCTGTTGTAGATCATCTGTCCACTTCTTCGCGCCCTCATTAGTGTCATTGACGAGCCCTACTGTGTTACCCGGAGCATTTGTGCTCTGCGTCAGAGTAAAGCCGTTCGGACCTGAATCTGTCAGGTCCTTCAGTCGCCAATACGCCACCGGGTTGAGAGCCAACACTGCGTCACGATACGTTGTGCCAGAGGGCGGTGCCGTCGGTGTAATGGCATTTGAGTTCGCGCTGGCGCCACCACCAGCGTTTGTAGCAGTAACAACACAACGGATGCTATGTGAAGCGTCGCCCGCCTGTAGGACGTAAGAACTGGAAGTGGCACCGCCGATGCTGACGGTGTCCTTCTGCCATTGATAGGTGTATGTCGGGCTCCCCGACCAAGTGCCGGTCGAGCAGCTAACAGTCTCGCCCGGCGCGGGCGTGCCATCAGTAGTCACGACGGGAGCTACTGAATTAACAGGAGCAGGCGTAACAGCCCCAGTACCAGCTGCATGCCAACGACCTTGTCTAGAATGAAGACCGGGCACTATGCCAACCCTGCCGCGTAGTGCATCAGAACTCGGGACGCCGACAACGTCGTTGAGTAGATTGCCACCTCATCAATAGCCCCGACCCAAGGAGTCGCACCAGACGGTCCCATACCGACACGGAACGGGTCTGTGTCGTTGCCTAGCGTATCGACCCAGTGATTCGTAGCATTCAACACACCGTTGATATAAAGCTTTATATCATTGCCGTCGTAGGTGCCAACGACATGATAGGTTTGGCCAACAGTATATGCGGCAGTTGCGTCAACCCAGTTATCGCCGCCGCCTCCCAGACGGATGATGAACTGGAACTTACCACCCGACGTTCGCAACTGAAGGAAACCCTTGCTGGCGAGCACGAAAGACCCTCCAACATCTGGAGTAACCCAGGCCTCGATTGAGGCGCGGTTCGTCAGGGAAAAGACCGCATCGTGCGGATGAGTGAAGTACGACGAACCATCGAGGTGACGAGCCTTGTTTGAGCCAGGGTCTGAACCGAGCAGGGATGAGACGAATGTCGGTGATCCGGTCGTTGTTAGCGTGAGTGCGTGACCACTCGAATCTGCCAGATCGTTGAGCCGCCAATAACCGATCGGGCTATCAGCAAGCACCGTCGCTGGGTAATCAGACCCGATGCCAGCCAGGTAATGCTTAGCAATCCGAACAGCGCTGAGGGCTATGCCGTAGAACGCTGCTTCATCAAGGGACCCTGTAACAGTAGCAGTTCCGTGATCGTCCCCAGAAATTCGCACCCGCGATGTAGACGGGCTGAATATGTGAGCCTCTGTGTACGACATGACTTCCACACCGTTAACGTAACCCTTGATCGTGGTTCCGTTGTAAGTCATCACCATATGGTAGACAGAACCGGGTGTGGTCGAAATTACTCCTGGACCCGTGTTTTGGTAAACCAAAGTGCCGCCAGCAATTTCGGCACTGAACTGAACAGATCCATCAGCAAACATTACAATGGCGTTCCAACCCTTGCCCATCGGTGCCGTGGTGTAGATAGCACCCTGCTTCACCCAAATTTCCAGAGTGACGCCTGTTCCAGACTCAAGGTTGCTATCGGATGCGACACCAATCGCTCCAAAGCCATCGAATAGCGATGATGGATTTGAAGTGCTCGGCACAAGACTCGCAGCTGAAGTCGGTGCGTGTCCCGAGCCAATTTCCGTCATGTGGTGGCCGTTGCCACTAGAGTCGAGCCAAGGCGTGGCCGACTCGCCAAGCCGCCAGTAACCCAGCGGGCTGTCAGCGATCACGGCGGCGAAGTATGCTGAGCTAGCAGATGGCACCGACAAGCTGTTCGAGTTAGCTGATGCTGACCCAGCAGTATTCGTGGCTGTCACGACGCAGCGCAACAACTTGCCCTCATCGCCAGTAACGATTGAGTAGGTCGAGCTAGTGGCGCCGCTGATATCGGTGAAGCCTGAGCCGCTGTTAGCCTGCCACTTGAATGTGAATGTCGGGCCTCCGGTCCAAGTTCCGGCCGCGCAGGTCAGGAGCGAACCAACGGCCGTCGAACCGCTGATGGCCGGAGCGACACTGTTCGTCGGTGGGTTTGGGGCGGCCGGTGTGATAGTGTTCGAGTTAGCGGAGGTCGAGCCTGCTGTGTTGGTAGCCGTCACCACGCAGCGCACCACATGCCCCTGCTCAGCCAAGGTGAGTAGGTGCGTAGCTCCTGTCTCACCAACGAGGTTGGCGCCGTCGCTCTGCCACTGATAGGCGTAGCTCAAAGTCAGGACGCTCGACCAGGTGCCAAGCGAGCAGCTGACTGTCTCACCAGTCTGCGGCGTGCCGTCAGTCGTGATGACGGGGGCGACAGTGTTGACTGGCGGCGCGTCGGGCGCGACAATCGTCAGAGCGTTTGAGTTAGCTGTAGCCGTTCCAGCAGGGTTCGTGGCTCTGATGACACAACGAATCGCGTGCCCCTGGTCGGGACCCTGCACGACGTACGAGCCGGAAACCGCGCCGACAATATTTGTCCCATCCTTCTGCCACTGATACTCGTACTGCGGCAGGTAATACTCGGTCGGCGTTAGGCAGGACCCCGTCCAGCCTCCGTACGAGCACGTCAGTGTATCGCCAGGCTGCGGCACGCCATCACTATACAGCAACGGCGGCACCACGTTAGCTGGCGTTACATAGGTCGGCGCTGTGGTAGTTGAATAAAGATGGTACTGATAGTTGGCGGCGAAGTTGTCGGTGAAGTGCCCTGTGCCATCGACCGTGACGGTGCGGCTCTCGCCGATCACTGTCAGCGTAGCGCCCGCCAACGACGGCGCATGGAACACAGCGGTCGTCGCTCCGTCACGAATCACCTGCGCGAAGATGTAGGTCTTGCCATCGGCGATTCGTGTAGTGAAGTGCATGGGGATTTTCGCCCCAATGGCGTAACCGCCCTGAGCGAACGCCAGATTGCCGCTGCTCGTGTAAGACTCAATCAGGCCGGCGTCGGGCGCGAACAGCGCATTCTTGAGCGTCTGAATGAGCGCGCACATCGACGTGACCTGAGTCTTCATGGCAGGCACGCGCAGCAGCGCGCCAAAGTCCTGCTCGACATCGCTGTCACGGAACCGGTGATCGAAAAGCTCCAGGCCGCGAGCCCCGGCAATCAACATCGACCAGACGGCCCGATCCATGGCGCTAGGCGTCGGCTGATTCGGAAACTCGCTCGTCGTCTCGATGATTGCCCAGACCGGGTTTCTGCCGTCTGTGACTTCACGAATCCGCTTGATGCAGAGCGGATAGGTCCAGAGACCATAGCGGTTCGCTCCGCCATAGGGCACATTCTGCGCATACGACTCAGGACCCGCTAGACTGTACTTATCGAGCGAGGCGATGTCAGTCTGTGTGCCGTAGCGCCGGATGTTAAGCTCTTTCGTCACCATATCGACGCCAGCAGGTGCGAAGATGAAGCCTTGGTTGTCGGCAGTCATCTTGCTGAGGTTCTGCCAGTTGATGCGCGTCGAGTCATACTGCCGGGCGTGCGAATACCAGGCGAGCGTCGTTTCAGGCGGGAACCAAGGATTCTGATTAAGCTCGGCCTCGTCCATGACGAAGTAGCCGACGATGATGCTGGCGAGCACTGGGTCGTCGCCGGTAGCGATCGGCCCGCTCATGTCGTCGCTGTAGAGGCTAGGAATCCACTTGAGCCCGCCAGGGACGCTGGCTTCCTCGGCCTTAAACTGATCGATGTTGTTCTGGGTAGCGGAGTCGCCGGTCGTGATAATGTTAACGCCAACGTCCCGGTACAGGTGGTAGTCACCGAGGTCCGGCCAGAAGACAGTGATCGGGAAGTGCGTCTGGAACCAGGTCGAGTTGTCCCACTGTGCGAAGTAGCTCGTCCCGCCATCGTAACCCGGTGTATCGTCCGTCCATTCAGCGATCGGGTCGATGTAGTAATCACAAGGCGCGCGGTCGGCGCTCAGAGAGGAGAACGTCAGGCCGGTGCCACCCGGCTTCCGCCAGCCAGCATGCGAGCGGACCCCGGCACCAGTAACAAAGAAGCCCTTTTGCCAGAACGGGTAGTTCGTGTAGTCCTGGCCGTTCCAGACCCAGATCGCTCCAGCGTAGTTCGTGTCGGCGTTTGGATAGAAATAGCCCCAGTTGTACTCCTGGCCGTCCTTCACGGGCACGGGCGCGTCCCAGAGCACCTCACGGTAGCCGCCTTCGTCAACAACCCAGGAGAGCGTCTTGCTCGTGAGCAGGTTGCCGACCGCGTCCCACATGCCCACAGGGATCGAGCCAACAGCCGTCGGGCTCTTGTAAAGCCGCACGCCGATGATCCGACAATCCCGCATCATAGTAAGCGTGTTGCCTACCGTGATCGGCCCCGTCATGATTTGGCCGAAGTCGTCGGGCGCGTTCAGGGTCGGACCCCAGATCGACTCATCGACCACGCTCGACCAATTCATGCGCGCGCCATAGAACGAGCGGCGCAGCGTCCGCATCCCGGTCTTGGTGCCAGCGGTCAGAGTCTGGTTGACGGACGAAACCGCGCCTAGTGTATCAGTGGCTGTTGCGTGCGCAAGCATTACGGTGTATACATCCAGACCGACGGGTCCTGCGTCGGGGTGATCGTTCCAACATCGACCGACAAGGTGCGTGCGATGATCTGCGCATCAACGTCAGTCGAGTTGACGCGGAGTATTGTCTTGCCAATCGTGTTAAGCTGCGGCGGCCAGGCATGGACAGAAATCGTCGGATTGACGTTGAGGGCCGGGTCGATGAAGGCACTGATCTGAGCCGTCTTGGGCGACCGCTGCCCGTATGGATCAATCGTCTGCACCTGGTACTGATACGTGTTCCCTGCCACAACCGTCGTGTCCCGGTACACCAAAGCGGTGGTGGTGCCGATCTGCGCGCCGCTCCGCCAGATCGCGTACGTCCTTGGTGAAGCAGAAGTGACCGGCGCGCTCCAGGCCATGTGCACAGACGACAACTTAACAGACGTCAAGGAGAAGCTCTGTGGCACCGTCGGCACTGGCGTAGCGAAGGGGATCGCCTTCACAGTGCCGTTGCTGAGCAGAATCACGCGGTAGTGGTCGCCTGTATCAGAAGTCTGACCGTCGAACGGTGGCAGCAGCGTGCTCGGCAGCTTGCCTGTGCCATCCAAACCAGCGTAGCCGTTCGCCTGGTTCTTGGCGGAGACTTCTTGTACGTAGACCTTATCCATGGCTAAGTGTCCGTCACCCAAGGTCCTGTTCCATCGACCCCGGCGTAGCTGCTGACTGCGTCGCCGTCAATCCATGCTCCGACATCGTCAACTCCAGCGATTGCTGTGGTTGCATGATTAACCCATGAGCCGAATATGTCTGTCCCTGCTGGGTGTCCTTCATCAGGATCACCTTGGAGTAGTTTTGTGATTCGAGGTCGAAGGAATTCATCAGGATATTTAACAAGGGGGTTCGGGCGGTAGACCAGCGTCACGTGATTAGTTCGGCCTTCTGGACCGGCTGCAACGGCTTGCTGGCGTCACGACGCTCCTCGGGCATCGTCGTCGTGTAGCCGCGTGGGCCAAAGTTGGCGAGGTCACCCAGGCGCTGGGCGTCCGGGCTGCTGATCTGGTGCTGCTCGCGTGTCGCCAGGATCATGCGGGCGAGGAACTGCGTCGTGGTCTCTGGGTATAGTTTCACAGGCATATTTGTCCCTAGGGTTGCCTGGCCCTCCTATGGTGAGTATGTGGAGGGCCAGACGTTATGGGGTTCGATTAGGTTGCTGGTTCGTCCTCTTCGCGGTTTGCCAGTTCTTCCTCTTCCTCCTCTGTTTGGGGTGGCTGGGGCGGATTGGCGGGGAAGTTTGGCGGCGGCATCTCACCGGGCATGTACGGCACCGGCTTGTCGGCCAGCTCGCGCTCCTCGATGTCCTGCCTGGCCTGAGCCTCGCCACGGGCCTGCGCCTCGGCTGTCGTCAGAGGCTTGCGCACCTCATCGGACTCCGGTGTCTCGGCCTCCTTGCGCTGCTCAGCCAACTCCTCGGCGCGCTGCTCGGCCTCTTCACGCTGCTGCTTGTTGCGTGCGGCCCGGCGCTCCTTGGCCTTCTCGGCCTTGGCCTCCTGTTCAGCCTGAGCTTCGCGGCGCTCCTCTTCGCTCAGGTCCATATCACTCATCGGCTTCTCCTCCTAGATGTAGCGGCGGATCGAGTTGATGTCACTGCGGTAGTTGTAGGGCAGGTAGTACGGGCCAGCCTCGCTGCCGTGGCTGATCACCATGGGGCGGCGATTGGCGTCGAAGCCCACGATGATAGCGGTGTGCCGACCAGGGTTGCTGCCGTAGATCACACAGTCGCCTTCGAGGTAGTGACCGTTGATCGCCTCCTTCCCGTGATCGAGCATCGTGCCCGTCCAACCGGCCTTCCAGGCGGCGCCGTTCACCACATCGCGGACGCCGTAGTGATCGAGGCCGTTCCAGATGCACCAGGTGGCGAATGACGAACAGTCAGCGTAGGTCGGGTACTGCCCCTTCCAGGCCTTCAAGCCACGGTCGATGCCCTGCCAGCGGCGCGCGTCCTGGGTGTAGTGAACGCGATCCCTGTTGTGGTACGCTAGCCAGGCTGCGTTGACCGCCAAGCGGCGGGCGTTCGTGCGCTTGCTGAGCGGGCTCAGGCCGGAGATGGCCGAGCCGTACCAGTTGCTGCGGTTGCGGCTACGGCGTGCTGTCATCGGGCTGGTCATCTTCATCAGGCTCCGGGTCGGTGTCGGGGTCCTCAGGCGCGTCGATGTCGGCTTCGCCCGGAACGTCGATGTCGTCGTCCTCGTCGGTGTCGGGGGTTTCTGTTTCTGTTTCTCGTATCACTTCTTGCTCACCTCTCGCTTGGCGTCTTCCAGGCGTTGCTTAGCGTACACACATCCTCCGGTGATGAAAGCGACGATCAGCGCACCCAGGTACTGTAGCCACTGCTCCGGGTTGAGAATGTCGAACACGCCGATGGCAAGCAAGCTGCCAAAGAACGCTGCGACACCGGCCCAGAGAGCCACCGCATGGTCGTTGTTATGATTAGGCTGGGGTGGTTTTGTGACCGTCATGACTAGACCGCAGAAAGTCGCTCGCTACTTACTGCGTCCTTACGTCTCTGGCGGGTTGTCGCCTGAGGGGTCGCTGGTGCTGACTGCCGCTAGCTGGCTGCGGGCCGAGGCGAGGTCGGCCGCCAGCTGATCGACGGTCGCCTGATCGACCTGGCCTGCGCTCACCTGCTCGGTCAGGTTGTTGATCTGGGCGGACATTCCCTCCATGACGTCGTCGATCGCATCAAGCTTCTGCGACACCTCTTGCTGGTAGCTCGTGAAATTCGCTTGCACTTCTTCGATGGTAGCCATAATTTTGCTTAGCTCCGGAAGGTAGATCGGGATTGCGAGATAACCGCTGGGAACAGGCTCTGACATCGCTTGCACAGGCCGTCACGGAGGCGGGCGACGACGGTAATGGCTATAGCCGTAACCGCCGTCCCAGGGGACGAAGAACAAGAGAATTCCGACCACGACCAGAATCAGCCCGATCAAGAAGTACCCCAAGATCAGAAGCACAATACCGATCACGACCAAGATCAGACCCATGGCGACTCCTAGTAGTTCTTGTAGTTGCCGCCGAATGTGCCGGTGCCAGCGGTTCGCCAGGCACCAAGGCGACGGGCCGTGCCGACACCCCAGACGGGGTAGTGGCCGTGACGAGCGGGGGCGAACAGGCCCTGGAAGGGGAACGGGTAGACGTTGATGGTGTCGCTTGGCGGCGCGCCCTGGTTAGGACCCCTGTTGGCTTGCAGGCTGACGAGGCGCTTGCGGCGTCGTGGACGGTTCTTGATGACCGGCATGTCCCGGCCGCTGGCTTCGACGACGCCTTTGACGTTCTTAGGTGGCATACTTCTTCTCCAGCTTCTCACATTCCTTGATTGCTTCAGCTTCTGTGCGCAAGAAGAACCCCTGCGTTATGGTGCTGAAATTACCGTGGTCAAGTATCTGCCAGCCCCGCCCAATCCTGATAGGTGTGAACCTCATGGGCTAGAACTCCAGGTCCATGAGGTCGCTGATAAGGTCCTCTGGTTCAGAGGGTTTGGCTAGGCTTGTGGTCGGTGGCGTTGGGGCGGGATGGTTAGTTGGTGGTGTATGTGGGCGGGTGGGGATTGCCACGTGGGCGGCGGCCTGTAGGCTCATGATGAAGGCGTCGGCTCTGTCGGGGGACCTTCCGAGTCGCTGCGTGATGTCGTCCTTTGACTCGATCTGCGTTCTCCCTGTTGAGTCGACCTTGAAGTGAACTTCGAGCAGTTCGGCCTGGAGGTCCTCATCGAGTTCCTCAATGTCAAGGAGCCCCTCTTCGAACAGTGTGCGGGCCTCCCAGTAGGCTTCAGCACGCCGGTTCTTGTACTTGTCGGGGTTGTAGGCCCGTTCACCACCGTTAAACGGTACAACCTTGTAACCTAGCTCCCTGAGCCGGTCATAGACACCTGCGCCGAGCCCGTTCACGTCAATGACCGCTGGCGGGGAGGTTGCTGTGGTGGGGTCGGGGTTGAGGCGGCGGTAGCGGCCGACCGTCTCCATCGTGTCGAGCTTAGACCACCTGGCAACTGAGCGGACGTAGCCCGCTCTGTTGTGGTAGACCACTGACTCGTCGGCACCCAGGCGAGCAATGTCGAAGCCGTAGCGACCAATTTCATCGACCGCGTGCCTGGAGCGGTCGTTCGTGATGGCCATTGTCAGCATATTTGGCGTGAAGACCGTGTCATCGGTGATGTCAGGGAATTCCGCCAGAACCTTGCTCTTGTAGAGCGGGCTCTGTGTGCCCCATCTGGTGGCGCGTTCCTCGACCCAGATTTTTGAGGTCAGTCGATTTGTGAGTTCCTCGCTGATTGGTTCGCCGGTGAAAGCCGGGGTGTCGAACGCGCTGATCTTGATCTTGTTGAAGCCGGAGCCGGGGCGGAACGCTTTGGCGAAGTAGGACAGCGGGTTGTCGGGGTTGCCGATGATTAGGAGTCGTGAGGTCTCGTTCGTGATGAGCGTTTCTGTCGCCTGAGCCAGCCACTCGGGGATGCCGCTCCCTTCGTCGAGCACCACCAGCAGGTTCGTGGCGTGGATCCCCTGGAAGGCGGCGCTCGCTGTGACGGGATCGAGGTAGTCAGCAGGCTTGCGGCCAAAGGCCACCAGTTCGTCGGCCTGGCGCCATTCAGGGACCTGCCCCTGTGTGATTTTTCCGGGCAGGTTGGCGGCTTTCTTGGCGCGGCGGATTTCACGCCAGAGGATCGTTCTGACCTGATGGCTCGTGGGGGCGGATGTGACGACGAATGGGTCTTTGCGTGTTGAGAGCCACCAGGCAACCACCCATGCTGCTGTGAAAGACTTGCCGGGGCCGTGGCAACTGCGGACGGCTGTGTAGCGGTTGTCGTTTACGCTCTGGTAGATTTCGTTTTGTTTAGACCATGTCTCAACGTTCTGTTGATGAACCCAGGTCACTGGGTCGTGAGCCAAGGGGTTCTCGGCTGGGTTCCAGAGCGCGTTCAGTGCGCTTAGGTCCTCCAGGAGATTCAGGTCAGCTTGTAGGCTTAAGGCCATTAGTTTGTGTGGTTGGCTCTACGTCGATGATGTCGACTTCGGAGTCGTAATGAAGGATTTCGGCTATGGCTTCAGCCTTCTGGGGATCGAGCTTAGACCGGCCTCTGAAGTTGCCGTTGTTTGGCTCGTCGGTGGCTTTGATCTGTTCGATCAGCAGCCTTGGGACTTGCCTGATCTGCTCGGGGTTCAAGCCAAGGTCTTGCAGCACATACCTCAGGGTGTTTGCCAGGAGGGCCACGCGTGTCTCGGACAGGCGCATCTGGCGCTTCTGAATGTCGTACTGCGTGGCGAACGTGGCGTAGCGGACCATCGCCTCGCGCATGTGCTCCATGTACTCATAGAGCGGGTGATCCACTAATTGTTGTGGGTCGCCGTTCGTGTCCTTGTCGATCTGCTGCCTGAGGAGCAGGTAGTCAGTCGTCGTGTCATCGATCGCTCGCTGAATGACGTCGTACGGGTTGATATGGTAGTCAACGATCCCGTTCGCCACCATGGCACGCCTGAGCGCGTCGAAGGTGTTGTACTTTTCAGCGTAGATGTCCGCGAGGTACTGGTACTTCGGGTACTTGCTGGTTTCGGTCAAATCAGGGCGGCCGCTCGTTTGTGCGAACTCTTTGTGTTCGCGCTTCGCCCTGGACTTTGGTCTCCCGGCCACTTCCCGCAGCCTAGTGCTTTGCGGGTTTTTTGGCAAGCGCTAAGGTACTTACTCCTCATAGTTAATGCGGGCCTGCACGCGCGTGCGCGGGGGACAGGACAAATCACCTGGGGGTGGAATTTTTCTGAGGGGCCACCGCACTGAGGGATGTGAGCGGAGTTTTGCTCGGGCAAAGCAAAGGCCCCGAGCCTAGGACTCGGGGCCTTGCCTGCCGCGTTGCGTCCGTTGCTCCCTCTCGCTCCTCTTTCCGCTCGGCCGAGTGCCGGAAGGGTGCGAAAGAGGCGGGGGAGGCGGTCGCTTGCGGCCGCTGCTACCGACCGCTAGCTAGGCGGTCGCCTCCTCGCGGGAGAAGAGGTCGAGGAGGAGGGCAACGTGCGCCTCGCGGAGCGCGGACTCGTCGCCGCCCCGGACGGTCGGCACCTTGCGCCCGTCGTTGCGGAGGATCGCGCGAATCTCCTTCGCGGAGAGCACCGCCGTGCTCTCCTCCGCGAGCGTGCGCATGCGGTCGGCGGCACGGGCAGCGGCAAGCGGGCCGTGCTCGCGGGCATGCGCCGATCCGGTGCGCGCCTCCCCGTCCCGGTACTCGCGGTACGACTTGCCGACGAGCGAGCCGTGCCCGTACTCGCGGAGCACCTTGCGGCGCATCGGGCCGGTAAGGCCCCGACCCTTTGCGTGCGCCTCTCCGGGGCCGGAGTAGCGGGCGCGGAGGTCGTTGCCCGAGAGGCCCGCTGCGCGATCCTGCGCGATGCTCTCCGCGATCGCCGCGCGGACGTCGTCGGCCGAGTAGTCCGCCCCGTCCGGGGCGACGAGTGCGAAGAAGCCGCGCGGATCGGACGGCTCGCGGTCGGGGGCGAAGGGAAGCTCCGCGATCGCGGAGGAGACGAACTCCGCAAGGGTCGGGACCTTCGGGGCGGTGCGGGACTTGCGAGGCATTGCGTTCCTTCCGTCGTGCACGGGGCCGTTCCCCGTGCTCGCAAGCGAGCATATCGCGGTCGGCAGGGCCGTGCATGCAGACGCAACGAATCGCATGCGAATCGCTGCGCAACGCAACGAATCGACGTTCCCGCATGCACTCGCATGCAACGATTCGACGCACCCGCAGGTTAGTCCAATCGTACGCAAGTGCATACGAATTCAGGCGTCCGCGGACTTCAAACCAGTGCGGGGTTCCAAACCAGTCGGGGCCTCCAGACCAACCAGTCGGGCGCCCCAGACCAACCGGACGGTCGGCTGTTTCCACAGCAACAGGCTGAGCTGAGTTGTTGCCATGGCAGTTGGCCTGATCTGACGTGAATCGTCCCTGGACGATGAGTCCATGGACAATGAGTCCAGGCGAGTGTCGTCCAGGGACGATGTCTGAGGCCAGACTGTTGCCATGGACGTTGTTGCCATGGATACAACATCCATGGGTGAATCGTCCATGTATGACAAATGAGCTCATTTCAGCGCAGGATCAGCTAAAATTCTGTGTTTTACACTCAAAATGAGATCATTTGTGCGCAAGATCAACTAAATTTCTGTGTTTTACACTCAAATCACACACATTTGTGTGTGAATTGACCTGAAATGACGTCATTCCACTACGCAAGCCAGCAAAATTCTTGTTTTTACACTCAAAACGCCTGATTTCATGGATTCGCACGATCAGTTTAAATTTTGTGTTTTCAACTCAAATCAAGTTACCTCCCCGCTGATGTTGCGGTGCGCGCTAGCGTCTGCTACGCTTGCGGAGCAAGCAAGCGAGCGCAAGGGAAGGAGGTGAGAAAATGAAGCGCAACGGAGGCGACCGGCGCGGGTCAGCAGAGGATCGGCGTCGGCGCAAGCTGTGGCTCATCGCCTACTACGGCAACGGGACCACAGTAGACTGCATTCACTGCGGCAAGGGCCTCGACTTCAGCACCGTCGAGCAGGACCGGATCATCCCCGGCGGACCCTACAGCCGCAAGAACATCCAGCCCAGCTGCCGTCCCTGCAACGTGCGACGGGGAGACAGCCCCGTCACACCGTACCCGATCGGAGCGTAATGCTACACATCATCGAGTTCGTCGTCGGCTGCACGCTAGCAGCCGCGATCTTCTACGGAGGGATCAGCTAGTGCCCGAGTACATTCTCATCCTGCACTTTTCCACCGGCAGCTATGCCGCCATAGGCCCCTTCCCAGGCCACACGGAGGAATCAGCCTGCGACACAGCACTCGCCTATAGCCACGACAGCATCGACATCGAGGGCAGCGACATAGACCAAGTCATCGTCTGCAAACTCCAGAGCCCCACTAACTAGCCAGGAGGGAGCTTGGGCCACAACCCAAGTTTCCTCCCCGCTCCGCTGAGCTGAGTTGACAGTTGATCTGACCTGAGTTGAAGGCGCTTTTGGCCGTCATAGCGGGGAGGAATCCTGATCTGAGCGCAGGAACAGTTAAATTTTTGTGTTTTAGACTCAAATCTGAATTGACACTACAACAAAAATCAATTCAATGACACATAGGCAGACAAGACATATCAACAAGATGAAGGCCCCTCTCATAAATTGATTTCAGACACAAATGTCATTAAAATTCTCCATATGCAGGCCATTCCAACCTTACGCGCGCACGCATACGCACAAAGAAAACAGCACACACGCGCTACGCCAGGTGATATGATCTTGCACCCAATAGGGGCCCCCTACGTAGTAGGGCCCCTGGGTGCAAGTTCACCTGCCGTTCCATAGTGCAAGTACAGTTCGACTGGGTGCAAGTTCCCGCACCAACGAACATAAACTCCTGCAAAACAATAGAATCGAACTTGCACTCACACATCATCTACACCTTATACCGAATTGCTCTGCCGTCACGGAACTGGTGCAAGAATCCACGCTCGACCGCTTCATCTAGCCACTTATCGCGTGCTGGACCTTTGACACCCAGCATCAAAGAGCGCGCCTCACCCTTTGATGGCCACACACCTCGCGTAGAGAACCATTCCATTACCCGTTCCGCACAAGCAGCCAGCAGTTCCAATTTCCGCTGCTCGCGTGCCGAAAGACCGCCGTAGCTGTACAAACCTGTTCCCATATTGAATGCCAGCTGGGCAGCGGCGATATGCCCGTCCCTGCCCTGCACCCGCAAAACTCTGGGAGCATCCTGGGAAAATCGGGCATCATCTCCGCCCTCAACCGTCAGATACCAGAGCTCAGCAAACCAGCCCTCAATAGCTGATGCCCCACGAGCGTGCAGGTCATCCGCCCTCGACGTATGGTGAGCAGAGATCACAGCAGGCCAACCGGCCTCAACTCTGATCTGGTTTATTGCGTTGAAAAACTTGTACCACTCAATGTTGTCGTTCTCGTTCGTTATCAGCCCCTGCGCCGCCGCGATCAAAGTATCAATTACCCAGAGACAGACATTGTGCTCTCGTATCAACTCGATGTGCGCTTTCCGCTGTGCTGGCTCCCAGATTGGCAACGTATAGCCATCGCCATCGACGACCAGGAACGATTCTTGATCTCGAATCCCGGCCTGCTCTAGCCAATCGTAGCTCATATCTGAATCCATATCAAGGTTTGACCACAAGACGGATCCATCATCAGGGACTATAACACGTCGCCCGAGAAAACTCTCCTCTCTGTCAGCAACTGCCTTCAAAAGCGAAATCAAGAATCTTGTCTTACCAGCCTTTGGCTGAGCTGACAAGAGCACGCGCCCGCGATCCCTAATCAAACCATCAATCAGGAATTTGGCTGGGCGCTGCGGTTCTGCCAGCTTATCGTAGACTGACTTTGTTAGTTTCCGTACATCCTCGACGTTCCCGGCCAACTCAGTGTTGCGGATCGCCATAGCATCATCGCGTGCCCGAATATCCGTCAGCTTCTTCTCGACCAGAGTATCATGCTCAGAGCCAAGCTGCTTCCTCGTCAAGTCTTGTGGATTGATCTTTAGCTCATTAGCGATCTTGTAGAAGTCGCAGCCCGCTTGGCACTTCAGGAGAACCTGTCCATTTTCACCCAGACTTATGCTAAGTGAGGGACTATGATCATCATGAGCAGGGCAGCGAGCGTTGAATTGAAACTCCTTGCCGCCCTCCTTTGTTACAGCATCGAGCTTCATCAAGACTAGCTGCAATGTGCTTGGCAGGTAGCCAAAGTCATCACCAGGTTCAATGACCGGCTTTGGTTCGTTTGCTTCCGGGAACAGTTTTGTCGGATGCTCGATTACCAGTTGCTTGACTGTATAACCGCCATTTACGTGATCAGAGAAATCGTTTCCTTCGCGGGCATGTTTAAAGCGCACTGACTTGGCACCGCATCGCACCAGAGAGTCGTGAACTTTGATCGCGTGTCGAGCCCCCGCTTCGTCGAGGTCATAGACGATTACTACATCTCGACTTGCCAGATACTGAGAATCCTCGTCAATCCATTTACCTGCGCCACCCTGATTGCAAGTAGCTATCAAACCCTCGGACCAAGCAGCGTCTACGTCGCGCTCCCCTTCACAAACATATACTGTCTTACTTCTGTTCGCTGCCAGCACTTCGTTCAGTCGGTACGGAATGTGCGGAGCGCCATTGCGCCCCAGAGCCCATCCTTGGCCATTATAATGCTCAATATGGAACTTCTTGTCCCCTTTCCGTACTACTTTTGACGAAGGGGCGCCATCGGCGTCCCGATAGATGTACTCCATTACTACTCCGACCCAGTAGCCTTGAAAACTAGCTCGCCTTGCTCATCCGACCAAGCTACATTAATGAAACCTTCGAGTGCAGCTTCAAGGATGAATTGATCTTTCCTAACGTTATCCGCCCATTCAAGAACCTTCTCGATCTTCCATTCTTCCACCCATTGGCCGCGCGGGACCGCAGCTAGGATCAACTTTCTAGTTTCTTCACGAGTCAGACCTGGTGACTCCTCAATAGACATTTACTTCTTCCTCCCACAGCCCGTTGTCTCGCCGCAATGCGGGCATGTGTGGCAAGTCCCTGTTCGCCGCATCAAGCTGCCACAGTTCGGACAGATTACTCCCTCAGACACCCAGACCACCTCGTTTGTAGTGGATAAAGGGGCTGGGCCGCCACTACACGACCCAGCCCGGTACTGCGCGCGGAACTAGATTCTACGCCTTTCAGGTCGATCGCGCAAGCTGCCTGCAAATCCTATACTTTTACTCTGTAAGAAAGGCAAGCATCTTTGTGCGCAACTCTGTCGCAATTGGGCTGGTATCACCCTGAATACGACCGAGAATCCAAAGTGCTTCCGCGCGAGTGTGATGTACGTATTCGATGACCTCTACGTCCACGTCGCGGACACGTCCAGGGCCAGAACGTCCGACCGTACAGTACTTGTCATGCCAGTCGCCTTCAGGAGTGCGGCACTCTCGACATATGCGTTCGATATGTCTCATTTAGTTACGCCGCTTCGATTTCATCAGGCTTAGGCACCAACTCAAGCTCAACGTCACAGCGACAGCGCATGCCACCGCATTGTGGGCAGCGCGACCGGGGCCAGACCTCGCCGCGTTTGTTTTTGTTCACCTCTTCGTCCAGGTTGCCTGCTGACGATGCGCCAAAGTAGTTGCCGCACGTCGGGCACAACCAAATAGTCACCGGCCACTTTGGCATAACAGATCCCTTCAGATGGTGTACGCAAGATTACCGAAACTCGATCCCGCATTCTTGCGGCCTTCTCAGACACGTAGCGCCTTCTTGACAATACCAGCTGCTTGTGAAATACATTGCTCGCAACACGGAATCTTCTGCATCGCAAACTCAGTCGATCCTCTACCAGCACCCAGACGCGCGATCGTGACACTAATAGTGTGAGTTGCCATCTTCTGTCGGCAGGCCGTACATCTCTTCAAAGCCTTTGACTGTTCCCTAAGTTCCTGAATTGTATTCGGCAACCCAGCGACATCTGGAATCTTATCAGACATAGCCGCAAATCGGCCAAGGTGCGTAGCCACGCCTCAGTATCAAGAGCACGGCTCTGTACATCTGTTCGAGGATCGAGTTCTGATGCGGGTAGCCGCGCCCGCCTACCGACCACCAAGTCCTGAGGTCGAACTGCAATCCGCCATAGTAGCCATTGCCCGTCGAAATGAACCAGCGTCCCGTCGATTCACAGCGTGCCATACGGAGCAGCTTCCAGCGGTACGGCCTGACAATAGCCCGCCTCGGGTCAAACCTAGCCTCTGCCACCGCGACCGCATGGTCGCGTAGCCTAAGTTGTCTTTCCATCTCGAAATCGTGATTCGGCACTATCACTGCTAGCACTGATAGAAAAGCTGCCATCCTACCTTACCCCCTTACAGTAGTTTGTCGATTCGTTTGGCAATATGTCTGAGAGCATCGCGTTCGTGTGGCGTACGTCCTTTCAATAGACCCCATCTGTCGAGCATCTCGTTGTTGACGAACCCCTTAGCCTCAGAAGCCGATTGCAGGGTGTAGAAGCCATCCTGCTCCCAACGATCCTTAAACACGTCGCAGATCAGAGTCTCGACGCCTGACATGACGCGTACTGGTGAGAGGTCGGCACCCATGAGGCGAATCTGGAAGTCCTCGCAAACCACATAGAAGTTCGCGTTCTCAACTAGCGACCGCTCGATGTGCACAGTGAAGTTAAAATCCACGATCTTGCGGGCGATCGACCATGCTTGTCGGGTGTGGCTGCCTTCCTCAACCCAGGTGTTGATATTGCCTTTCAGACGTGCCCGCTTCATGGCCTTCGCTACTGTGATCTGGCGCAGGTCGATGAGAGCTGTTGCACAGCCTGTAGTCCCTCCAGGGTCTATGGAGAAGACAGCAACTGATGTCGAGTTAGGCACGCAGCTATTCTAGCACGGAACAGCCTGAGTTTGCAAGGCCGCATTTGTTTGCGGTATACTACTTATATGAACAATATGTATTTCACTCTATATAGACTTTATGATAAGGACGAGGAACTTCTTTACATAGGGAAAACACTGAATGTCATAGCTAGATTGTCAAGTCACAAAACAAAAAAGAATTGGTGGAATAAAGTTCGTATCATAGAACTTGCGCAGTATGATTCAATTTCTGAGCTAGCCACTGCTGAAAAAATTGCCATAAAGAGTGAAAAACCGATATACAATATCATAAGATACAATGAAAAACGAACAAAGGATCTAAGAGGCGCGAATATTGGATACTATGAGCTAGCTTGCGAATGGCTTGTTGACGTTATGGAGCCGGGAAAGCTATACAGAGCTACTGGGATAGTAGAAAGGGCTTTCAAAGAAAATATCGCTGGAAAACGAACACTAGAAAGAGCAAAAGCTGATTTGGGGATTGCCTCAGTAAAGAAAATGAACAAATGGTATTGGATTATTGATATTGATTGAGTGCGCTGAAAGAAGATCGCAATAAGTCGCAAGCGACTTTCGGCGGCCTTCCTTGCCCTCATACTGAAAAATCTCACAAATCGGGGAGGAATCTTGAGGCTGAAATCTGTATTTTAGTGATCGAAAATTCCGCTAGCGGAGGCTTGCAATCGGACGCGGGACCTGCTAGCATTCGTCGCGGAGCGCGCGGGCTCGCCCGAGTGAATCCTGAAAGAACCTCCCTGACGCAATTCGGTGGCAAGGTGAGGACTAGGGGGACTGTTCGGACCCCCGCAGAGCGGCAGGTGAAGCCGCAAAGCCGAACCGCAGCTGAGGCGACGCAGACTTTATGAGCCGACCCTAGCCGAGTGCTAGTGGAAGCTAAAGTCGGATGTCCGAAACGAGTACCCGAAACCTGGAGCGATGCAAGAGCGTGAAAGGTGTAGGCGAGAGCTAAAGGACAGTGCGCTCCGACGATAGTTGAAGCTAGCAGCAACTAGACGAGTGAAGTAAGGAACGATGGTAGCCTGAAAGCCGCCCGCACGAACGGGCCTTGACGAACAAGGCCCCTGCCGTTTCTGAACGAACGGCACGCGGGATGCCTGTTAATAGCGGAGCGCACGCGCCCGCGCTGAACCCGTGAAGTAGGCCGATCCGGCGGACTGTGCGATAGTCCTACCCGGTGACCCTGAACCCGGCCGCAGCGCTTATTGGAGCCGCCGCTTGCTTGGCCAATGAGGCCCGCTATGACCCAATGAAGGCAAAAAGGATTGAAGTAAGAAGTGAAAGCGTGGGGGCTGAGAGCGGGGAGGTTTTTTGATCTCTGCTCTCGGCCCGGCTTTCTGACGGGTTCGATCCCCGTCCCGCGCTATATCACACACAAACAAGGAGCAACAATGGAAGATATCGTCTTCCACGTCGCCGTCGGTATCAAGAACGACGGTCTGTCGCAGGACGCGGGTGAAACGGCACTCGCGGCTATCCTCCAGGAGCGGATCGAGCGCGCTGTGCTCGCGCTGCCCTGGGTTACTGACATGCTGATTAGCAAGGAGAGCTAATGGCTACTACCGTAAGTCACAGCCACGGGGACGTTTTCAACGTTCTCGACTACGTCACGCAGGAACGGATCGGCCAGATCGCGCCGAGCGGTGAGTACGAGTGGGCAGCTTACATCTCGGTCAACGGCCGGACAATCCGGCGCATGCGCCTGAGCACGCATGACGACGCCGGGCAGGCTATCAGGGCAATTGACGAATGGAACAAGAACAGGAGCAGGCGCTAATGTCGTTCGCCGCGCTTATGATCCCGGAGATGAGCACCGGGTCTATGACGTACGCCGCCGTCCTCAACATGGACGCGCCTTTGGTCGCAGTCGTCTGTCGGCAGGACCGCAACCCGAGCGCGGCCGAGGTCTGGGAGCCGCTCTTCCTCATCAAGATGGGCGAGGACCAGCCGCAGCCGCTTCCGTCCTGCTTCAGCTTGCGCGACGAGGCACTGGACGCACTCGACAATCTAACCCAGGAGGAAACCGCATGAGCAGGTACGTCGAATGGCACACACCGCTCGACCCAGAGTGCCCGGACAACCCGAACGCTACATTCTGGGACGACCCGATGACGCAGGAATGCGGCTGCGCCGATGAGATCGCTGAGGACCTCGCAAAGCGTCACATCGCCACATGCGAGCGTTGCCAGGAGTACGGCGCGGCGAACATCGAGGTGATAGGACCTTGAGGTATAGTTGGACGCAACCTTGTTGCGATGAGTGCTGGAAGGATCGCCAAGGGGACCGCGAACCAGCACGGCTAGTTAAGCGTGATCTTGAACGTTGCGTAGACTGCGGACAAGAAACCAGAAGCGGTATCTACATCAGAATTGATCCGATTGCGGCGTTCTATCCCACAAGACCAAAGGAATAAATGAAAACACGAACGGGGAGGAAAGTTGGCTAGAGCCAGCACGATCGTAAACAAGAACATTAAGCCCTTGTGGATGGACCGCATCTTTGAGGGCACCGTGCATGTGATCGCGGGACGGCCGGGCGGTGGCAAGAGCCTCCTGGGCGTGCGGATCGCCTGCGACGTCAGCAAGCGTGGCACCGTGATTCTCTCCCAAACGGAGGAAATCGACAGCACGATGCTCGGGCCACGGCTCACAGCGGTCGGCGCTAACAAGAAGCGCATCATCTACGACGCTGACCCGTTGTTCCCGGAGGATATCGGGCGCATGCGCCGCATGATCGAGAAGTACAACGTCAAGCTGCTGCTCTGCGACCCCGTCAACGAGCATCTCAGCGAAGGCGTCAAGCGGTCGAGCGACAGCATCCGCAAGGCCACGAGGCCAGCGAAGAAGCTGGCGCAGGAAACGGGTTGCGCGATCGTGTTCGTCGATCACGTAATCAAGAACGTCGCCAAGAACAGCCATCCACTAAACGCGATCGGCGGCTCGGGCTCCGGTCTGGTAGCAGCCGGTCGCATGATCTACATCGTGGGGCGCGATCCCGAGGACAAGGATCGCATCCTCATGTGCAACGTCAAGTCGCAGTTGCGCGATGACCCGTTGCCGCTGGAGTTCGAGATGGACGAGGCCGACGTGCCTGAGATCGAACGGCCGCAACCGCTCCTCACCTACACAGGAGAAGTGGAGGAAGGCTACGATCCGATGCTGATGCTTGCCAAGGCCAACAAGGGTGGCAAGATGGGGCGTCCGCCGACGAAGCGTGAGGCGGCCGTCGAGTTCCTGATCGAGTACCTTGGCGCAGCGCCGAAACACGAGCGGCGCGCAACCGAGATCATCGAGGACGCCAAGCACTACAAGATCACAAAACGGACCTTGGAGGGAGCCAAGGCGGAAGCGGAGGTGGAGTCGATCAAGCGCGGAAACGAGTGGTGGTGGAAGCTGCCGCCCGAGCTGATCGCAACGCTCGATGAGAGTTCCTGACGCAATCGAACCGGCGATCGGGTACAGGGTTTGGGAAGTCAAAAAGAACCGCCTGTACTCGGTCGTCCACACTACGCTGTGGCAGCCGCACATGCGTTTTGAAGCGTTCTGCCAAAAGGATCATGAAATACCGGATCCACATTGCGCCTGCGGCACCTACGCAGCCGCTACGTTCAATCGCCTGTTCGATATGGGCTACACAAAGGAGAAGGGTAACGGCCTGTTCTCGTCCGACGGTGTGACGATCGCCGGGCAGGTGAATCTGTGGGGCGGGATCATCCCGGCCGATACCGGCTGGCGAGCGCAGTACGCCTATCCACGCAAGCTCCTGATCCCGTACTCGCGCTGGAGAATCGCCAAAGCTCTGGCCGAGGCATACGACGTACCATTCCAACTCTACAACCTCGAAAGGAAACACTGATGGAGATAGGGAAAGAGCATGAGAAGCAAGTCATCGAACCGATCGTCAATCCGGTCCCGGACAAGGACCGTCCCCAGCCCCAGCCGGAACCCAGGAAGGTCCCGGCGCAACCCCGGAAGGAACCGGTGAAGGTCTAATGGCTACCAAGACAGAGCGGGGAGGAAAGCTGAAGCGCCGCAAGCCTGCCCCTGAGCCCGCGCCGCCGCGAGCGCTACTGCCGGTGCGCATCACGCCGGAACTGATCGACCGCGTTGACGCCGTTCGCCCGGACCTGATTCCGCGCGAGCCGTTCATCCGGCATCTGCTCGACCTGGCGCTGACACAGCTGGAGGAGGAGGGGTGATCGTTAGGTACGAAGTCGAAGTCATGATCAAGGACGACGGTCAGGAGCATATCCTGGCCGGGACTCTCCATAAGCTCCTTCAGAACGCCCTGAAGCCGTACGTCGAGGGATCGAAGATCACAAACCTAACCGCCATCGAGGAAATGGAGGAGGAGGGGTGATACGAGCCTTCACCGGCCCGACCTTCCTGACGGAGAAACAAGCTCGCTGGGCGGCGTTGCGGATGCTGGCGGTGCAGCCGGTTGCTGATGTTTGGCGATCGGGCTGCGCCTACGGTATCGACACGCTTGCCGCCTGGCTAGCGGTCGGAGTCAACGCCGACTTGGAGTTCTACCAGCCTGCGGCTCCCTATAACCAAGAGGTAGTTCGCAGTCTGGTGGGTCACGAAGGAGTTGTCGTCAAGCGCTGCGTTGCCGCCGATACCAACCCGTCATCCTATCGCAACCGCAACAACGCGATGCTACAAGGTGCCGATCAGCTTGTCGCATTCGTCAAGAAACCGGCGGACGAGTACTACAGGTCGGGCGAGTGGATGACAATTAACATCGCTCGCACGCATCACATAGAAACCCAAGTCTACCAACTACCAGGGAGCAAATCGTGACAAAGACCACACCCACCTACTACCAAGGTGGCGCCGACTTCAGCGGCAAGAGGACAAAGAGCAACCTGAAACGCGCTATCAAGGAGGAGCCGCAGAACGTCTACCTGTACGACACGACCGCGCCGATCCTCGGCGGGCCGAAGTGGACCGGCATGGCCAGCGAACTGCCCGAGGGCGTCATCTTCAACGTCGTCGGCCCGGACCCGTTCACCGACCGCAGCTGGTACGCGAGCGTGTACCGAGGCAAGGACGGAGTGGTCCGAGTTAAGTGACCGACTCGCTCGAAACGATCCGGCGCGAGTGCGCAGCCAGCCAAGCTCAGGCCGATCAGGCTCGGGCGAGGGACATGCGCAAGACCTGGCGGCGCAGCATCGCTCTGCTGATCGTAAGCGTCGTTCTGTTCCTGACGATGGCTGCCGTTATCGTGATCGACCTACTGTCGTAACAAACACCCTCCCCATGGCGGAATTCTGACAGCTATGGGGAGGGCCAAGCCCAGAGGGGGCATATGCCGTACAAGGCGCAGGTGATTGCAGATAGCAGTGGCACATGGGCGGGCAACGCCCTGGTCTTTCCCACGGAGGGAGAGGCCCAGCAGTACGTGAAGGACCTAGAGAGCCGCTGGCTCGCAGTGACCGCAACTCGCGTCGTTGAGACCGACGATGAGCCGAACTACAAGTGGGTCAACGGTGGCCCGGAAAGGATCGCAGTGTGAGTAGGATCATTCTGAAGATGCACGACGGCACGGACGAGCCGCACATCGTAGTCGGCTGGGACCGTCCCTGTGCGAGCTACTTCTGGCAGGAGTTCAACAAGGAGCCGACGGTCGAACAGAGAGATGGCCGTTGGAAGGTAACAAGCTACGCGAACAAGGTCCGTGTTTACGCGACCAAGGCCGAGGCCGACGAGCACAAGTGGGACGATTGGGAGGAGATGGCGCAGTTCGCAGGCTACATGATGAACGAACTGCCCACTCTCCTGTTGTTCTACGAGAGCCTGCCCCCGATCATCAAGGAGCTTATCACAGACGAGGTTCTGAATCTGTTGCGCGAGCACTCGGTGGCCCCGGACCCCGGCAGCATCATCGTCAACCTAACGGAACAAAATGCCACCAGCTAAGACAAGGAACAACGGCGCAAAGGTCGCCAAGCTGGAGGTAGTGCTACCCGACATCGACGCCAAGAAGAGCGTCGTCAAGTTCACGACGGAGGAGCGGCCCGTCGAACTGACCAACATCTACCTGGGAGTCGGCGGCTACCGGCTCCTTGGTAACCCGAAGGCTATCAAAGTCACCATCGAACCGTACGACGGTGACGGGGAGGCCTGACGAGTTGGTACGTCGTCGGGAAGGAACCCGCTGAGGGCGACTTCTATGTCTATGTGTTCGGCCCGTTCGTCAGTGAGACTGACGCGCGGGCCTACGCATTGGACCTGGCCGATGGAGAAGAAGGCCTGGACCTGGTAGAAGCCATGCAAATGGAACATCACGCAGCGCAGGGATTGGCTACAGACGTGGTGCTCTGGCCATACCAGACCGGGGAGGAAAGCTGAAAAGACAAAGACAAGCGGTCGTTGACCGCACGTACCGGACTACCCCTAGTGGTATAAACTACTGGATATTAGCACAAAAACTACTGGGGCAGAAGGTCGTCGTATGGTTGCCCGACGAGGAACGCTGGAAGGGCGGCTTCCTAGTCGGGATCATACCGGGCGATGACCTCTTCCAAGTAAAATGGAGCCGACGCGGGTTCGGACGTACCCTCAGAGGTATCTGGAGGGTGCATCCTAGGTCCCTCTTTACGGGGACCAATTTGTTGCCAGTTCCCAAATACCCTGCTAGGCTTCCGCAGTCAAACAACCGATCCAAGGAGGATCGCATGGCCACGAGCCGCA